GTGATAGTAGTTACTGAGTCAGTATGCGACGTACTTAATGTAGTAGTCTCTATTTCATCTTCTTGTGAGATATACTTATCGATGTAATCATTATAGTTTAGTATCTTTAGTTTACCACCTGAACTACCTAAGTCAGAGTCTTTAGCTACTCTAAATGTGTGGTAATCTACTGTCTTAGTAGAAGCTGGTAGTGCGTAAGATACCACACCTGCTGTCAATGTCTGTGTAGCAAGTGCATGATTAAATGGATAATTATGTTCTCTTTGATTTATATAACGTATGGCTTCGTTAATTGCGTTTTGAGCCTGTACTTGAATGCCTCTAGCTGATGTAAAATTAGCCGAAGTTAATGCAACTTCATTAAGTTTAGTTATAACTTTATTAGTCAGTGTAAGGTATGTCTCAGCCATTGTAGCTCCTATGTGGTGAAAGGGGCAAGTTGCCCTGCCCCTTCATTATAGTAATTTAAGCTAATAGATCTCTATCAACTTCATTAGCGTCATAATCCCCAGGATTGTCTATATCCATAAGAACCATCCAGACACGAATCTTACCACCTGTCGGTGCCGTACCTGCTGCTTGAAGTTCCAGATCTAAAGTTGTTGCCGTAGAACCTGTAAGGTTCGGAAACACTGCAGGAATCATAGTAGCATAGGAACCAACCGCCATAGCGTCTGTGTCCATTGCCGCAACGAACTCATCAATATCAACAGCAATACCGCCAGTAGAGGCAGTAGTGATACCTAAGTTGAATGTTGTATCGTTTGATTCTCCAGTTAGTAGAGCTTCGACTTCGTAACCTGCAGCCATAATAAGAGTATCTGTTGGTATTGTGAAGATTTGCAAAATATCGTTTGCAGCTAATGCCGCAGCGTTATTTGTGTTTTCTACAGCAATATCAATAGTATTACTCACTAAGTATGGAGCAGGAGCAGAAGGTCTGTGTACTGCTTGTAAACTTGATGCATATGTAGCCATTTGTCAGTCCTCCCTTACGCTGCGTTGTATTGTGCAACAGTGATAGCTTCAGGACGAAGTATCTTTCTGCCGTACAAGTGCATCCCACGAACAATATCAGCAAAGCTATCAGGATCTCGATAGGTTTCTGTTTTATTGATCTGTTCTGCGGTTGCTATAGCTGAGTCGTGACCAGCTACGATTACACCAAAGTTAGCGATTTGGTTTGCGGTACCTGTTGTACCTGGACCTGTACCAACTGCTGGTAGGTTACTAGAAACATACACACGGAAGCCGCCTAAATTGCTGACTGCTAAACCATTACGTATACTTCCTGACGCACCGAAATCAGCGTTATGAAGACGTGAATCTTCATCTCGTAGGATTTCCATGAATACTGGGTCAATGACTAACCAACGACCTGCTGTATCAACTTGTTGTTGATCAAGCAAACGAGCCATACGAGATACTACCATAAGAGGTGAAGCAGTCGCTGTGGGTAGTGCAGTTGCACCAGGTAGACGAGCAGCAAGCGGAATCGAGTGCGCTCCTGCGGAACTTGTAGTAATGTTACCAAAAGAACCTTTGTTTAACTTCATACTAGACAACAATTCGTCTGTGCCAGCGGAAGCTACTGCAACAGTACCATTAGTAGTTGCATTTACCGCGTCGGCAGATGAACTAAGTGATGACTGTTTGTAACCTGCTAAATAGCCAAGAACTTCTTGGTCGTAGTTATCAGATAAACGATATGCAGCACGATCAGTTGCAAGTTGCATGAAGTTAACGTGTGAATGAGCTTCTTCAATGTCGTCCATTTTAAAAGCAAAGTAGTTTGCTTTGTCAATTACGAGTGAGAAGTCTTCATCGTCAAGATCTTGCGCTTGAACAGATGTGCCACGGGCGTATGCACTAACTGAAATTTCTGGCTCTTTAATGATTTTTACAGTATCACCTTGTGAACTGATTTCACCGAAGTAGTCAGAGTTAGTTATATCGCCCACAACAGTACTCTTGCGGAAAGCAAGCTGTACTTTTTTTGAATAGATTATAGCACTGAAATTACCATTCGGTAAATTGCCATAACCTGCTGCGGTTGTGAAAGCCATAGTTAAATCCTCCATTAAGATGTTTGGCTTGAGTTAAAGCGTAACACTTCGCGAAGAGGCTGATGTTTTCTAAGGTGCATTAAAACTAACTATGCCTAGTTAGAAGTAACGGGCTTATACTTATCAGGTAGTCTTAGTAAGTAGTATAGGCTTGGGGTTTATAAATAACCTAACTTTAAGAGTAGCTACATATCTGAAGGGTCTTAAAGTTATAGGTTATCTATCTTGTATAGTTATATACAAATAAAACACATTGTCAATAACTAAATTACTTTATCGGGCTGCACCCGAAATATCGTAGAAGTTAGGGTTATCTCTAGATGACTGAAGTATAGCATCTTGATTCTTTTCGTAATCAGCCATAGACATTTTCTCTACCATAGACTCTGTGTATTTAGGTATAGACGTGTCTTGTTCTAAACTAGCTGAATTACGCTTAGATACTACAGCAGATGCAGCTTTTTTAGTACTAGACTTTTTACCTCTAGTATCCATACCGTTGTCTACTTTATACAAATCTATAACTCGTACAACAGACATCGGATCATCTGAGTTTTCGTACAAGGCATCTTTAACTACTTTAGGTTGTGCATCTGCCCAGTCGTGAAACGCATCACTAGCTTTTAGTTCATCAAAGTCAGAGTGAACCTTACGTATTTCTGTTTCAGCCTTAGTGCGTTCAGCTTCAGCAGTAATCTCGTCTATACGTTGTAGTCTACCTTCTGCTTGGCTAAACTTCTCTTGCGCTTTCTTCTCAGCTATAGTTTCAACTATTGCAGCTACATCAGGGTACTTCTCTGCCCACGCACCTATATCTTCGTCTGACTTAGGTGGTCTCATACCTGCACTAGGATCAGGGTTATTAAGCCGTTCTTCTAAAGCTTTAATCCTATTGTCTTGTTCGTTTATGTATTTACGAGCATCCGTGTGTCTTTTCTTGTAAGTCTTTTCTTCTGGGCTAAGGTTCTCTTCCTTTTTAGCTTCTACTGCTACAGGTTCTTCCGTAGTAGCTTCTGTTGGTTCTTCTGTAGCTGTAAGTTTATCTAGTTCGGCTTGCTCTTCTTCGATGCGTCGCTTATTAGCATTAGTGTAGTTGCTATCTACAAAACCTGCAGTCTTAGGTTTACTTACTGTATCTAGTTCAGGCATATATGTATTTCCTTTTGTTATATGGGGTCCGTAATTGTACGGAGTAGCCTAGTTGTTATTTTGCCTTATTTGTATTACTGTGTCAACCTTATGTTTTCTTTCTGCGTGAGATAAATGCACCTTTGTTAAGTCCTGAAATGTTTCCTGATCCATCGTACTGCGCGTTACCATAACCTTCTGCTCCAGTCCCTGGATCTGAACCTGTATAACCACCGTAGTCATCTGAAGCAGCGACCGCAGCAGCATTTGCAGCAGCAGCGGATTTTGATATACCTGCAGTATACGTGTCTGTACCTTTTATGTTTTGTGTTTTAGTTTTTCCTATTTTACTTTTCATTTGTTTTTCATATGCTTTTTGATTCATTTTACCAACTGTATTGACGGCCCAAGAAAAAGGACCTTTATAATCCTGCATTTTTGTAGCACTTAATGAAAATGCTTGTTGTTCTTCTGCTGTCATATCTGATAAACTTTGTCCTTGCACACCGCCTGGGTTATTAGGATCTTCACCTTCTTCTTCTACTTTTTTCTTTTTTACTGCTTCTGTAGGTGCAGCAACTCCTGCCTCTTCTTGTATGTCTTCAGCAGTTTTAGGTTTCATTAAACCACTAGAATACATACCTAACCCAAAGTCAGGATTAAAAGGGTCAAACGAAGGTTTGTAGTTCTTTGCTACATTTATATAGTCAACTGCACCTCCTGGAGCATAACCTTTTACATCACCACCATTCATAAAGCCTATACCTCTAGCGGCTAACTTTTCTTTTATCATCGGGTTTTTCTGGACGGAGTTCATAATACGATCTATTAACATATCTGTATCTTTATCTACATCCATGCCTACCTTCTTAGTAGGTAAACCACCTTCTTCGTTTTCCTTTAAGACTTCATTTAAGCCACCCTCCTGAAAACCTACCGCGCCACCCTCACTAGCTTGTAGTACAGACTCTAACTTCTGCATATCATCTGGTGATAGATCTAAACCATTAGGTTGATCTGGGGTTGGTGCAGCAGATCCAGGTCCAGCAATAGGTTCTCCACCTATGCGACCCTCGTCTGCCATCTGCGCTATTTGTACTTTAGCGTCAGTTCGCAAGTCTTCAAAAAACTTTAAACCGTAGAATCGTAATACATCAGCAGGTACTACATATTCTCCCTCACTCAGCATGGCTGGTACATCATCTCTTACTTCTTCGGGTAGTGATCCCATAGGTACATCATTACCGCTTACTGGGTCTTGTCTCTCTGACTCAGATAGAGCCATTTCCATTTGATCACTTACCGCCATTTATTTCATCCCTTAAATATTTTAATTTACGTAAAGCTGCTATCTCACCTTGACACCTGTATATGTCTGCTTCACCTTGAACTTGCTCCATCTTAACGTGTACTTGATTTATTTTATCATCTAGTGTTTTACCAAAAGCAACCCAGACAGACTTATCGTTTACTATCTTCTTAAGTGCTATTATGTTATCTACGTAACTGTCTGTCATTATCTAGCCATTAGTCCTTTTTTTACTATTTCTTCTTTTATAGGAATAGAAGCTACTTTATTAATTTTCTTTGCTTGTTTTATAACAGGTAAGTTTGGTTTATCCAAAAACTCACTTAATGCCTCTGCAGCTAGTCTAGCAAAACTACCCATTACTGTACATTCCCACTAAAGCCTTGTTCACCTGGAGCTGCAGCACCGCCTATACCTATGTTAGCACCACCACCACCAGACATATCTGCAGGAGACTGTGGACCTTGACCCGTAGGTGCAGCACCAGCAGGGCTAGGTGTAGCAGGTGCGCCACCTTCAGGTCCTGGAGCAGGTTCAGGAGGGGCTGTGAAGCCTTTAAGTATCTCAGCTTGTATTGCTGCGTCAGCTAATGAGTTAGTCACTTTGTCTGGGTCTAAGTCCATACTAATAGCTATCTCACGTATAATGTAATCCATCTTAGCGAATGGAGCAAGTATTGGGTTCTGTGCAACCTGTAGGAACTGCATTAATCGTTGACTACGGACTTCGTTAGCCATTAGTGATTCAGTACCCTGCGCTTTAACGTCTAAGTCACCTTTTATTTCTGGATCATAGTCGAACTGCATATTAAAGTTAAAGAATGCTTTACCTAATGGGTTAATCAAGTAGTCATCTACGTTCTTTATAACAGTTCGTATAGAACCATTAGCTGCAGACATAAGCATAGAAATCCCAGAAGCAGTTCGTCCCACCCCTGATACACCTGTTTGTCCGTGTGCAAAAGATGGGAAACCAGTACTTTCATCGGCTAATACCCTCGCTTTATCGAATAGTTGCATATTCTCTTGGGCTACGTTAGGGAACTTAGTGCCGAAAATAGCTTGTCCTGGCGCACCGCCTTGCCGTCTAAAGACTTTGCCTGGGTATACACTTAGGTCTTGTCCAGGTACTAAGTTAGTCTCGTCTACTTCTATGATTAAGTTACCTGACAACGCAGAGTTATCAATAGCCATACGCATAAAGCCATTCATCAAGGTCTGTGTGTCATCCATATTTTCAGCTATACCTACACCGAAGAAACTATACGGTGATACCTCATACGGTACAGCGTAGTACGGAATGTAAGAAGGTTTGAATGGGTTCATAACTAAACGTAGTACTTCGTTGTTACATATCCATATGTTTACGTTTAGTTGTTCTGCGTCTTTTAACTCTTTAGGTATATCTATTTCGTATTCTTCTAGTATC